GAATGCTGAGGCTGAACTCGCAAACATTCTCTCAACTGAGATTCTTGCTGAGATCAACCGTGAAGTCATTCGTACCATCTACAAGGTTGCTGAGCAAGGTGCTGTTCAGAACGTTGCAACCCCAGGTATCTTCGACCTAGACGTTGATTCAAACGGTCGTTGGTCTGTTGAGAAGTTCAAGGGTCTTCTGTTCCAAATCGAGCGTGATGCAAACGCAATTGCACAAAGAACTCGTCGCGGAAAGGGCAACATCATCATGTGCTCTGCTGACGTTGCTTCAGCACTGACCATGGCTGGTGTTCTTGACTACACCCCTGCACTCAACGCTAACCTCAACGTTGATGACACTGGTAACACCTTCGCTGGTGTTCTTGCTGGTAAGTTCCGCGTATACATCGACCCATACGCTGCTAACGTTTCAGCTAACCAGTACTACGTTGTTGGTTACAAGGGTTCTTCACCTTATGACGCTGGTATCTTCTACTGCCCATATGTACCTCTACAGATGGTACGTGCCGTTGGCGAGAACACCTTCCAGCCAAAAATTGGCTTCAAGACCCGTTATGGAATTGTTGCCAATCCATTCGCAAAAGGTGCTACCCTCACCAATCCTGGTGTTCTGGAGAGAAACTCAAACGTTTACTACAGAAGAGTCAAGGTTGCAAACCTCATGTGATCACGAGATTACAATTCCATATCAGAGGGTCTTCGGACCCTCTTTTTTTTATCTAAATAGAAATAAAAAAATGAAAACTTTTAAGCAATTCATTTTAGAAGCAGAATATCGCCCAGTAAATGCAAGACAAACAATACCTTTAGATCAAAAATCTCAAGCAGCATTAAACGCAGCTAGATCTGGAGAAGGCAAAAAACTACAACCAATTAAGTTTAGTTTACAGACAGTTCAACAATTAAAGTGATCTAATGGCATCAGCATTTAGCAATCAAATACAGAATAGAAATTTTCTATCTCCTGTAGGATTTAAATTTAGTTTGGTGAAATATCCAAAGGTTTCATTTTTTTGCAATTCAACAAGAATACCAGAGATTATTCTTGGGACAGCAATTCAAACAACATATTTAAAAAATATTGATATTCCTGGAGAAAAATTGACTTATGGCGATTTTAGTTTAAGATTTCTTGTCGATGAAAATCTTGAAAACTATATGGCAATTCATAATTGGTTAACTGGACTGGGATTTCCAGAAACTCCAGCACAATTTAAAGAGCAAGTTACAAATCGAGATGGTCTTAGAGATTTGAATGAGCAATATAGCGATGGATCCTTAAGTATTCTAAATTCAAACTACAATCCTGTTGCAAACGTAAAATTTCAAGATTTATATCCAACTTCATTAACTTCTTTGGAATTTGATGCCAGCGTTACAGACATTCAGTACTTTACAGCAGAAGTCACTTTCAAGTATACTGTGTATAATATTGTTGATATGAACGGAAATCCCTTATGAATCTTGATGAAATTCAGGAGATGTGGCAGAGAGATTCTGTCATTGATCCTGATAACCTACACGATGAATCTTTAAAAATTCCTCAACTACACGCAAAGTATTATACAATTTACAATACAATCACCTTGTTACGTGAAAAGGCAAGAGAGACACATAGCAAGGTAAAACTTGATCGGTATAACTACTACACAGGAAAGGCACCTATAGAGGTGTATGAGGAAGAACCTTTCCCATACAAGGTTAGGGATAAAGATGCCTTACAGAGGCATATGGATGCCGATGAGAGGTTGAATAAAATTGATCTCAAGATCAGGTATTATGACATTATGCTTAAATTTCTTGAAGAAGTTATCAGAACAATTTCTAATAGAACTTATCAAATAAAAAATGCTATTGAGTGGCATCGGTTCCAAGCGGGGTTCAATTGACCCCCTTTTTTATGTCAATAAATATTTTTGTATTGATATGAACTTATGTCACACTTGGTTATATCGAAAAAGAATGAGGTATATCTTCAGGTAAAAGCAGAACCGCACGTCTACTATGAACTTGCAGATCAGTTTACGTTTGACGTACCAGGTGCCAAGTTTATGCCCCAGTTCCGTAACAGACACTGGGATGGAAAGATTCGTTTATTTAATACCCAAACTGGCGAGATCTATGTTGGTCTTTTAGATAAACTGACCCGTTTCTGTGAAAACCACGAGTACACCTACGAGTTTACTAATAATAAGTTCTATGGTCTCCCCTTTGAAGTCAACGATATGATTTCAAAGGAAGGAGTCAAGGATTATATGATTTCTATTTGCAAGTACGCTCCCCGTGAGTACCAAGTTGAGGGAGTATACGACGCTTTAAGACACAATAGAAAGTTGTTGATATCTCCAACTGCTTCTGGAAAGTCGTTGATGATATATGCGATTGTGAGATATTACGTTGAGAAAGGACAAAATACTCTGATAGTTGTTCCAACGACTTCCCTTGTAGAACAAATGTATAAAGATTTTGCTGATTATGGGTGGGATGTCGGTTCATACTGCCACAAGATATACGCAGGGAAAGAAAGAGAAACGGACTCTCAGGTGATTATCACTACCTGGCAATCCATCTACAAACTTCCCCGTCAATACTTTTCAAGATTTAATGTGGTCGTAGGAGATGAAGCACACCAGTTTAAATCAAAGTCATTAGTATCTATAATGACAAAACTTTCAGATGCTAAATTTCGTTACGGATTTACAGGAACTCTTGACGGAACACAAACACACAAATGGGTTCTAGAAGGTTTATTTGGTCCTTCTTACAAGATCATCAGAACAGAGGAACTGATGCAGAAAGGTCACGTTGCCAAATTAGATATTAATATACTGCTATTGAAACACCCACCAAATAAGTTTGAGACTTTTGAGGATGAGGTTCAGTATATTATCAATCACGAAAGACGTAATAAGTTTATCCGTAATCTTGCCCTTGACCTCAAAGGTAACACTCTCATCCTCTTCTCAAGAGTAGAAGGTCACGGACAACCTTTGTATGAACTGATAAATAAGAATGTCAGTGAAGATCGTCATGTGTTCTTTGTGCATGGTGGTGTAGCTACAGAAGACCGAGAAAAAGTCAGAGAAATCACCGAAAAAGAAAATAACGCAATTATTGTTGCATCTTACGGAACTTTTTCTACTGGTATTAATATTAAAAACTTACACAATGTTATCTTTGCTTCACCATCGAAGTCAAGAATTAGAAATCTTCAATCAATTGGTAGAGTCTTAAGAAAGGGCGATAATAAGACTAAAGCAACTCTATATGATATTGCCGATGATATCAGTTATAAGTCAAGAAAAAATTATACACTCAATCATCTAATCGAAAGAATCAAAGTCTATAACGAAGAAAATTTTAATTATGATATTGTAAACATACCGCTTAAGAACTAATGGGAGAAGAGTTTTACGCAATTATTAAACTAGTATCAGGAGAGGAGATATTCTCATTGGTTTCTGTGGATGAGAATGATGGAGATCCTGTCGTTTTACTACAAAATCCAATTATCATTAAACAGATTTCAAATGGAAGTGGTATGTACTTAAAAGTCAAACCATGGATGGAACTTCCAGATGAAGATATTTTTGTGATAAAGTTGGATAAGATGCTTACTATAACAGAAACTAAAAATAAAAACCTAATCAAAATTTATCATCGATATATAAATGACTCTACCGATGATCATAATCAATTTCTTCAAATGAAGAAATCTACTGGAGAAGTGAAAATATCTGATAAAATGGGATATATTTCTTCAGTAGAAGATGCTAGAAATTATTTGGAAAATATTTTTAAATCTGACCTTAAAGATAATAAAGAAAGCTAAACCCCATCTTTCAACCGGGACAAAGGTAGTCTACACACATTTTTACATCTTGTCAAGTGCCGTAACTGTGTTATAATAAAGACATCTTATAATAGTGGATACCAATGTCATGCCAAAGAAAAAGTCAGAACATTACGTTAACAATAAAGAGTTTTTAGAAGCTCTGGTTATTTATAGACAATCTTGTTTTAGATCTAAGGAAGCAGGACTTCCTAAACCACGTATTACAAATTACTTGGGTGAGTGTTTTCTCAAGATCGCTACACACCTGTCATACAAACCGAATTTTGTAAACTATATGTTTCGGGATGATATGATTTCGGATGGTGTTGAAAATTGTGTTCAGTACATTCATAATTTTGATCCAGAAAAGTCATCAAATCCTTTTGCATATTTTACTCAAATCATTCATTATGCTTTTCTCCGCCGTATTCAAAAGGAGAAAAAACAGTTGGATATCAAAACCAAAATCATTGAACGCACAGGTTTTGATGAGGTAATGATGGTTGACGATAGCTTGCTTTCTGGCAGCAGTTCGGACTATAATACGATCAAGGACAACATTACGTACAAAACCAATCGATGAAGATTGCGATCATTACAGACACTCATTATGGGGCGAGGAAAGGATCCAAGTTCCTACATGACTACTTTGAACTTTTCTATCAGAATGTGTTCTTCCCTGCTCTTGAGGAGCATGGGGTAGAAGCAGTCATTCATATGGGTGATGCTTTTGATAGTCGCAAGTCTATTGACTATCAAAGTCTAGAGTGGGCAAAGAGAGTTGTATTTGAACATCTGCGAAAGTACGATGTTCACATGATTGTTGGAAATCATGATTGCTATTATAAGAACACAAATAATGTAAACTCTCCGAGTCTGCTTCTTCAGACGTATTCCAACATTAAAACTTATAGTTCTCCACAAACTATTAAAGTTGGTGGACTGGACATTATGGTTCTCCCTTGGATCTGTAGTGAAAATTATGATGAGACTTTAAAAGAAATTAAAAAGTCCAAAGCAAAGATTGTCATGGGTCATCTTGAACTTCAAGGATTCCGTGTGAATAGGAATCTGATCATGGAAGATCATGGTCTTAAACCAGATATCTTTGATAAGTTTTCAAAAGTATTTTCTGGGCATTATCATACTCGGTCTGATAATGGAAAGGTTTTCTATCTCGGAAATCCTTATGAGATGTTTTGGACGGATGTAAATGATAATCGTGGATTCCATATTTTTGATACGGAAACCCTCACGCATACTCCAATCAATAATCCTTATAAATTGTTCTATAACATTTATTATGAGGATACTCCTTATCAATTGTTTGATGCTACGGAGTATACTAACAAAGTTGTTAAAGTGATTGTTCGTAAAAAGACAAAACCAAAAGACTTTGAAAAGTTTATTGATAAACTTTATACTGCTGGTATTCAAGATCTTAAAATTATTGAAAATTTTGAGATTCAAGAAAGTGAAGATTTTGAGATCTCTGAAGATGAAAACACCCTAACCATATTGAATAGATACATTGAAGAGTCTGAGATTAGCATTGACAAGAATATTGTGAAAGGGATATTTCAAGACATTTATAGAGAAGCTTGCGAAGTAGAGTAATGTACCTTCTAACACTCAAAGGTAAAAAGGACGAAGGAGCATATGCAGTGCATGATGAACATGGTGAAAAAGTCTTGTTTATGTTTGAGGAAGAAGATGATGCTACTCGTTATGCCCTGATGCTAGAAGATCATCCAGAATATGAAACTGAAATGGAAGTTGTAGAAGTTGACGATGAACTTGCAATTAAAACTTGTAAAGCACATAATTACAAGTACGCAGTAATTACTCCTAATGATATTGTTATTCCTCCTAAATCATGATCACTTTTAAAAAAATTCGTTGGAAAAATTTCCTGAGCACAGGCAATCAATTTACTGAAGTTGATTTTCAACAACATCATACAAACCTTATCATCGGAACAAATGGTGCTGGTAAGTCAACCATTCTAGACGCTTTGACATTTGTTTTGTTTAATAAACCATTCCGTAAAATTAATAAACCACAACTTCCAAATACTGTAAATGAGAAAGATTGTCTGGTTGAAATTGAATTTTCTGTAAACAATCGTGATTATTTTGTGAGACGTGGAATTAAACCCAATGTTTTTGATATTGAGGTAAATGGTAGTCCACTGCATAAAGAAGCAGATGATCGTTCTAATCAAAAGATATTGGAAGAAAATATTCTCAAGGTAAACTATAAGTCTTTTACACAGATTGTGATTCTTGGTAGCAGCACTTTTGTGCCATTCATGCAACTCACGACTGCAAATCGTCGTGAAGTTATCGAAGATCTTTTGGATATTCGTATCTTTTCTGCAATGAATAGTATTATAAAAGATAAAATTCGAATTCAAAAAGAACAGATAAAGTCTTTAGATCTGAAAAAACAAAACCTTAAAGAAAAGGAGCAGATGCAAAAGAATTTTATTGAAGAACTTGAGAATCGTGGTAATGCCAATATAAATGCCAATCAAGAAAAGATTGCCAAGTTAGATGGTGAAGTTGGTGTTTACATGACTGAGATTTCCAAGATTGAGGAGGATGTTTTTAAGTTTACGAAAGAACAAGATGAAGTCGTTGGTGCTGGAGATAAGTTAGTAAAGCTTAACAATTTAAAGGGTAAAATTTCTCAGAAAGTATCTGCAATTACCAAAGAGCATAAGTTTTTTACTGAGAATTCGGTATGCCCTACATGCACTCAAACAA